TTAATGGGACTTACGTTAGTGGCGACATTGATATGTTTAATTATTTTTCTCGTGACGGCAAGAAAGCTTATCAGCAAGGAAATGACCTAGCAGTTTGGATTCGGGTAGCATAACAACAATAGGGGCTTCGGCCCCAAGGGAGCATCACATGAATACCCAAACATTATTTATTTCGCCAGACTATATCCATGAGCGTATTTTTTTAGACGATGATAATCGTGACTATGAGCGGGCTTGTTACAGCAATAACATCAGCTCCATGCGTAAAGTTTTATTTAATTATTACTACCCTAATACTGCTAAACATGCAGCCAAGCAAATATCGTGGGGTAAAAGTGCTATAGATGATGTTCGTGATTACGATAAATTTAATGATGTACCTTACGACTGTTAATTAATAAAGGGGCTACGGCCCCACTAAAAGGAATTACCATGAGTAAACAGATTGATCGGCTTATGAAAAAGCATCCATATAAATTTAAAAGTGTCGAGTATGATGGTAATGGCCTTGATGGTGGCGGTACTTGGCTCTACTTACAGCCTAGTTGGTATGAATATCTAAATGGCACCTCATGTATTCACGAATACACAATTAAAGCAGTGTTAGAAAATGTTAAGTATGTTTATCAAGATAAAAAATCTTACCTTGAAGAAAACCAAGATTTAACCATGAAAGAACTTGGGGCGTATGATGATTGAGCATGGAATGACAGGCCAGAAGAATGCCAGCAAAGAGCTAACCAAGTCCTCACGCCTTGAGGTACGCTGCACCCCACAACAGAAAGCGGTATGGGTTCATGCTGCTAAGGGTAAAAAGCTGGCAGAGTGGGTGACTAATGCGCTTAACGATGCAGCTAATAAGGAGGTGATACATGAATCTTGAACTAACCTTGAAGCACTTTAAAATGTTTAGTCATGCGCAATGTTCAACTGACGGAATTGAAATGTCTAATGATGATCGCTTTATCTGGGAAGATGGTGACGAAATAAAAGAGTTTGATTTATCCGACAGTCATGTGCATTGGGTAAGTGATGGCGCACTGCAAGCTGTGATTGCGTTGCAGATTTTAAAAAGTGAAGGCTTTAAAGCTGGCTTGTTTTGGGACGATTGTTACATTGATGGTATTGATGGTGATTTTTGGGGCTGGTGTATCCTAAGTAATTACGGCTCAAAAAGGACGAAATAATGAACAATGATTCAGATTTTGATTTAGCAATGCAAAAAATATGGAGAGAAGGAGCCTTAATATTTACAAAAAGAAAATCAGATGATCTTTCAAGCATTATTTATTCTGAAAGTGATGTAATGATGTTATCTGATAAAGCAACAGCCAAAGGTTCGTATAAGTGGGAAACTAACTCAGATCATTCAACAAATAAAGAAATAAAATCGCATATTACAGCGCGTGAATCAGTAACTTGGAGCAGTGAAGAGTTGAGAAAAATAATTAACCTTCGTGCTGTTGGATTGTCTTACAAGGAATGTTCTAAGTATTTTATTGAGCGATCTTCTGGTGCTTGTAGCGGCATTGTTCAATCACAAAACCTTTATGACAAAATAGACAAAAAACGAAATCAATTAATTAAAGAAGCATTAGTTTAGTTAAGTGCGGCCCTTGATTACATTGGCAGCATTAACACCGAAGCTGGCAGATACGATAGCGGCCCATGAGGTGGTGATTGGTAGGAATAAGCCGACCATCATCTCTGCGGCTTCTTTAGCGCCTACGACATTGCCCACACTAAACGCCACCATGAAACTCAAACCAACCATTGCCACTAGATAGAACCCATAGGCACGACAGGCGAATTTAGACAAATCACGCCTCATTAAACCGTTAGGATCTAGCGTCTTAATCATTAGCGCCTTTGCTTCTGCGCTCTCCATATCGGTTTCTATAAACTCGGATGCCAGCTTTTCTACCGAGCTAACTATACCGCCACCCATTAAACTTGAGAACCAGCCCATGTTAATACTCCCCTGTCCTAATCATTTCTGAAATGGTGGTCGATCTTTTGTGACCTACTTGTCTAGCCCATAAACTATCTAGGAACTCAACCGCAGCAATCTCATAAAAGTTTGCAGACATAGCTGCTAATGCGCGTTTGAATTTCCGCAGTCTTGGTAAGCCCATGTTGAAGCACATATCCATCATTGCATCTTTTCGAGCATCGTTTAGATCGTCATACCACTCAAAGGATTGCAGTAGTTCTGCTTCGACACGTTGCAAATCATTGGCTAATAAGTAATCAATCTCGTCATCAGATAAACCTAAGCCACCACCAGAATCGATGTTACGGCCCACGCCAATAGTGATTTTCCCAGCAGAACATTTATAAGCGTAAGTTTCTACGGATTCATGCGCTCTCAAAATCTCTATAATCATAGTCATGCTGCTGCCTCATCGTATAATTGGGTTATTCCTACTCTAAACCGCTGAATCTCTCCCCACACTGGATCGTAAATTACGGCAGACATTGAACGGCCTGACCCATAACCTGCTTGGTGGTGGTATTCGTCAACGGCTGCTAGGCTGTTCCAGCTTTCAAACAGCATGGCCCCACCTACCTCAGACTGCTGTTTGTGGTGGATGTGGCCTAAGTGACAATATCGGGCTGTGGTGTCGCCCCAAAGTTTGGCGTGATTTCTTGTAAAATATTCATAGATGCGTTGATGCTTGATGCCTTTATCGCCATGATGACTTGTTAGTAATACGTTTTTATATTGGTAGTGAATGAATTTTGAAACATTAGAAAGTACATTTACTCTTGGTTCATCTTCATAAAAGACGGTTAACATGGAATTTATTACCATGCTTAGGTCTTCATCGTGATTTCCACGTGTGTTCATTAGGGTGACTTTTTGGTTTAGCTCCAACGCCCACTCAACGGTTTGTCTATAGATTCTTACAGCAGATTCCACCGAGTCAATCCAGTGACCCGAACTGTCTAGGCTTGTCCCTGCCGCCGTGATATTTGGCGTATTACAGTGCAAAAAATCACCCACGTTTAGAAGCAAAAACTCAGTACCTTTTCCGCAATTAGTAATCAATTGCTTAATTGCTTGAAGGGTTACTGTTTCAGCGATATTGAGGTTCCAATCGCCTCCCCCATAATTGCGTTTTACCAACATACCAATATGGGCATCACCGATAATCACAGTAGCTAGGCGCTCTTTAACGGCCTTGTCAGGCTTGAATGGTAACGGCTTGTACTTGGTTAGTTCTTGGCTTAAACCGCTTGCAACGCCCTCAAGATCAGCGACAAGGCTCTCTTTCTTTAGATCACTCTTGACCCATTGGCGAAGAGGTTCCCCTGTCCGTAGATCGTAGTAGGTGGAGATACCCTTAGCTACATGAGTTGATGGGGTTGGGTGTAAATAGCTAAATTCTGGTGCCCACCCACGTTTTGCAGCTTGTTCTTTAGCGCGTTTAAGCGTCCGTTCTAAGCCTCTTGAATTAATGCCTAGTGCTGTAGCTGCCTTAGCTTGAGATCCATATTTCAATACAGCGTCAATAATCTCGCATTGGCGCTCGGTTGCAAATTCTTTAAGAGATTCCAGATCCATGAATAACTCCATTAAACCGATTACTTAATAATTGCCTTTCCATACTCGTAACTTGTCAAACTCGCCACTGAGCATTTTGCGCTTTACGACATCATCCATAGCTGGGTCATCCCAACCAATACCCGCTTCTTTAAGCCATTCGCTTATTAGTGCAGCGTCTATTACGCCTACCAACTTAGAATCACCAAAATCAGCATTGCCGTTCTGTCGTAACTCTTCTGCACGATCCAGCATAGGTGTCCAATCCTGCTGTTTAACGTGGATTAGCTTGCCGTCTTCTTCGTACCACTGCTCTGCAATCTTTGCCATAATATTTCCTTAAAAAAAAGGGATGCAGAAGCACCCCCTTGCGTATAACAAATATACGATTTAGCTGGTAGTACAGTCAGCGATCAAGCCTAACGCCTTTTCATTTCTGACGACCAAAGTGGATTCGCACAGAATTTGACGCTTCTCGTTATCGCCTGTTTTAGATAACGCTTCGTTCTTCATTGCACGTAAAGATGCAAGTGCTAGCTTATCCTTCTGGATAATCCAAACATCTTTGGTGCGGTTATGACGAGAAGGGGTAAACGTAACACTTCCCCAAGGTGTCATATAAACATTTAACAAGTTTTCAACCTTGCCAGATGCGCCAGTGCTACGCTGGTTGTTGTTACCAGTAAAGCCAAGTGCCTTATTCATCTGGAATGTAGACAAATAAACAGTATCTGGCTTTCCACCTTCTGCCCAAATTTCTTGCATACAAAGGTCAAAGTCCGCTTGGCTAAATACAGTTGCAGTACCGTCTGTACGAGCATCAGTACCGTTACCAGCAGGGTTAGCACCGTTAGAGCCTACGTTAGTTACGTTGGTCTTAACGAATGAACCTAAACCACCCATCTCACGGGCAGTAGTAGCATTACCAGCTACGCGAGCATTGTTAGCAAACAAAGACATCTCAATGTCAGTTTTTTGTTCAGCGGCAATTTTCACGATTTGGTAAGACATTTCTTTACCACGACCTGCATTGGTAACGCTTTCATCTGTACCTGAGATTACACAAGCGTTCTTGAATATCTGGGTGTAGTTTCCAAGTCGAGTTGTGGCTGTAACTGCATCACCAGCAGTATCGTTACCTTCGATATGAGCATTCGTTGCAATCGCTGCGCGGTTAGCATCGGTCTGCCATTCGTGTAAAGTGTTGGTTGCCGATACTTTAGCAATAGAGCTAAGTAAAGGAGTTTCTTCTGGGGATACGTTATAGATTACGTTCGACAAATCTTCACGAATGCCGACTGAATCGTATGTATCAAATGTGTTTGCTGGTTGTGCCATGATAATTTCTTCCTAAATAATTTAAATTAACTATTCAAACAATAACGCGGCTGCGTCTGCTACGCTGCCCGATCTTTTCAATTGTGACATTTGCTT